GGGCCACAATGGTTCACTGAACAAATGAAAGATATCTACTGATTTGGTGTATGATTCAGTAGCATTCTAATTCAACTCCATTGCCACTAAGGAATATCATGGCTGAAGAAAAACAAAATCATCCCGGTTTTATCACATGGACCGACGATTCTGGCAAGCAGGAAGCCTTTAATTCGGCCTCTGAAGGCATCGACCTATACGAAGGTATTCAGAGAACTGCCGCCTTCAGTTATCGCTCATTTCTAGATATTGAAACTAATAGGTCTGTCAGAACCGGAATGGGGAGGCAAGACTACGACCGCTTTAGAAGCGACGAGGCTGTTCCCAAGAAACAAAAAGACATCATGCGGATGTGCATGGATGCATACAGCAAGGTTGGGATAATAAGAAATGTTATCGACCTCATGGGCGACTTCTCAAGTCAGGGCGTTACTGTAGTACACCCCAACAAAAAGATTGAAGCTTTCTATAAGAAGTGGTTCACAAAAGTTGGTGGTCCAGAACGCTCCGAAAGATTTTTGAACATGCTGTATAGATGCGGAAACGTTGTTGTTAAACGACGCACCGCAAAGATTAGTAAACGCATTGAAGAAAACTTCAGAAAGTCCAAGGGGGCAGACATGGACATTGAGGTTCTGTCTGTTAAGAAGCGAGAGATTCCTTGGAAGTATGATTTCCTGAACCCGCTCTCTATTGAAGTTATAGGCGGTCAGCTAGCTGTGTTCGCTGGTGAGCCTGAATACGCTCTTAGAGTTTCTTCAAGTCTTAGAAACATGTACAAGAAGAACGCTCCAAACTATCAGTCTGTAATTTCTAAAATGCCAGTAGATTTGGCTAGTCAAATGGGAAAGGGTCTTGAGCTAATTCCGTTGGACAAAGAAAAGCTAAGGGTGTTTCATTACAAGAAGGACGATTGGAACATCTGGGCAAGCCCAATGATTTATGCCATTCTAGATGACATCATCATGCTAGAGAAAATGAAGCTGGCCGACATAGCTGCTTTAGACGGAGCCATCTCCAATATTCGCCTGTGGAAATTAGGAGACTTAGATAATAAGATTCTCCCGACTAAATCTGCTATTAACAAGCTGCGCAATATTCTAGCTAGTAATGTTGGTGGCGGCACAATGGATTTGGTCTGGGGTCCAGAGCTAGACTTCAAAGAATCTAACACTCAAGTATTTAAGTTCCTAGGTTCAGAAAAGTACGACCCAGTGCTTAACAGTATTTATGCTGGTCTTGGGGTTCCTCCTACGCTAACGGGTCTGGCTGACAACGGCGGTGGGTTTACGAACAACTTTATCTCTCTAAAGACATTGGTCGAGAGATTAGAGTATGGACGAACTCTACTCGTGGACTTCTGGCAGGAAGAAATCGAGCGCGTACAAAAAGCCATGGGATTTAGATTCCCGGCCAAGGTTCACTTTGACCAGATGGTGCTTTCCGACGAAGCCGCAGAAAAGAATCTCCTAATACAACTAGTAGATAGAGATTTGATTAGTGGCGAGACTGTCCAAGAACGCTTCGGTGAAATTCCAGAGATTGAAAGAATCAGAATTAACCGAGAGCATCAGGGCAGAAATCGAGAGAAGACTCCTCCGAAGGCTGGTCCTTATCACAATCCGCAGCACAGAGAGGACTTGGAAAAGATTGCTCTTACAAAGGATGGCTTGTCTCCTCATGAGCTTGGACTTAAACCCTCTGATGAAAACGGCCCGCATCCCCTTACGAATCCAGATGACAGGCCGGAATTTAATGAAGAGGAAGAGTTTAAGAAGATGGAACGAAAACAAAAAATTATGAAGCCACCCCAAGATAAGTTTAAGCCTACGGGTAGACCAGAGGATGGTAGACCGAAAAACGCTAAGGACCAAGCTCCAAGAAAGCAGAAGGTTGTTAAAACTAGACAAGCAGCCTCAGACCTAGCAAACTTAATGCTTTGGGCGTCTTCAACCCAGAAGAGCATCTCGGATGTCCTTAATCCTGCTCTACTACACAGTTATGGCAAATCAAATCTTAGGGGTCTTACAAAATCTCAGATGGATGAGCTTGAATACATTAAACTTTGTGTTTTATCTAACATCAAGCCTTATTCAACAGTAGATGCGGAGTTGCTGGTTTCAATATTAGAGGCCGGAACTTCTGTAGATAAGCAGATGATTGAGATTTACAAACAGTTAACTACTGATTTTGCCGTTGCTAATGACCGAAATCCCACCCTTGAGGAGAAGCGTTCTCTTCAATCTTCGGCCTATGGATTAAGGTTCACCGAGGGGTAAAATACTATTAAATACAAAAATTTCAAATTATGGTGTATATTCAGTTGAGGTTTTTCTATGACAATAAAAGCATACTCAGCAGAAATAAATGATGGCTTAGCTGATGCTATTCAGTCGAGTGTCAGCATAGCCTATCAGTCGGTAGCTCAACCACATCAGCCAGAACAGGCCGAGGTTGAGCGAGCCGAGTTTTTAGCCAAAGCTAATAGCAACCCAGACCAGTTTGACCTTTACTATCTTAACTCAGTACTAGTTTCTACCGGCTGGAACAGAAACGATGATGTATTTGATTATAAAGAAACGTGGTCCGCTAGGAATACTCCAGAGGATAAGCCCTTTAATTATATGCACGACGAAGCAGATATTATTGGTCATATAACTGGTAACTGCGTTGTGAGCGACGGCAAAATTATGGCGGCTGATTTGCAGTCGCCTCCTGAAAAATTTGACATTGTAACCAGTGCAGTTCTGTACAAAAGTTGGTCAGACGAGGAAAGAGCGGACAGAATGCAAAATCTCATCTCGGAGATTGAGCAGGGAAAATGGTTCGTGTCAATGGAATGCCTATTTGCGGGCTTTGATTACGCCGTTGTTTCACCACAGGGCGATAACAACATCATCACCAGAGACGAAGCTTCCGCTTGGTTAACCAAGCATCTTAGAAGTTATGGTGGTGATGGTGAATACGAAGGTTATAAACTTGGAAGGTTGTTAAGAAATGTTTCCTTTTCAGGTAAAGGATTGGTAAGTAAGCCAGCAAATCCTGCTAGCATCATTCTAAAGAAAGATGTGAATCCTTTTGAAAGTAAAGCATCATATTTAATTCAAGAATCTAGTATATGGGAGAAGAACAACATGGCTAATGAGAATTTGCTAGAACAGCAGGTCGAAGAGCTTAAGTCCCAGCTAGCCAACGCTCGTGAAGAAGCAGAGGCTGCGAAGGACGAAATTTCTCGTCAGAAGGACGAGGAGATTAAGGCTCAGGTCGATGCTCTAGAAGCTTCTATCTCTGAAAAAGATGAAGCTGTTCAGGCTAGTGCCGATGAGCTAAAGACCGTTCAGGAGACTGTTGCTGCGCTAGAAGAAAAACTAGCTGCCAAAGAAACAGAGCTTACTGAAGCTCTAGAGAAGATTGAAGCTCATGAAGCTGAAGTCAAGGCAATGGCTCGCAAGACCGCTCTCGTACAGGCCGGTCTAGAAGGCGAAGACATTGACACTACTCTTGAAAAGTTTGCCGAAGCAAGTGACGAAATGTTTACAGAAATCGTCCAGCTTATTGCTACTAAAGACGTTCAGACAGAGACTGAAGAAGAGGCTCAGGCCGATGAAGCTGAAGCTGAAGTCGATGAAACTGAAACTGACGAAGAAGCTCAGGCAGAAGATACTGACGAAGCTGAAGCCGAAGCTGATGCTGAAGTTCTAGAGGACGTTGAAGAGACGGTCGAGGCTGCTATGGCCGACGATACTGATGCTGATTCAGTTCAGGATACTAGAGCTATTGCAAGTGCATGGCTTAGAGAAAACGTCTTGAAGACTACTGCATCACTTGGTGATGAAAATTAACTAAATGAGACCTCTGCTGACGCGAGGCTATGTCTCATAACAAACTTTAGAAAATGGAGATTTTAAAATGGCTTTAAAAGCTGATAGACATGAACTTCAAACTGATATTTCGTTCTTCATGAATGAAGTCGCCACCCGTGGCGGTATTGCGATTCTGTCAACCGGTGGTTCTGGTGCTGCAATGGACCAAAGTAACGCTTTGGTAACCTACTCGGCTTCACCATCAACTGCTGCTTTGGCAATTTCCGGTATCGTTCCCGTTGGTCTTCTACTCAACGATATGGTTAACCTTGACCTTA